ACTTTGAGTGCAGCATTACCTTTACCACCCTGAACAGCGTTGAAAAGCTGGTCACAAAGCGCGGCCATCGCGAAAAGTTGCCACCTGGCTTTATCCCTTTAGATGCGTTCCCCGCCTCTCATTACGACAGGGATCAGCTCAATTTGGCTCTTTAAAGTGGCAGCAAAACACCAGCCATAACCCGTTATAACCTCATATCACCATAAGTAAACGCCTTATAAGTCATAACGTTATGATTTATAAGGCGCATATGTAGTTTTTAAAATCCCTCGGCGTTCGCGCTGTGCGGGTTCAAGTCCCGCTCCGGGTACCATTGGGATAAAGCAGAATAATCAAAGCAATAAGCAGTGTCGTGAAACCACCTACGGGTGGTTTTTTTGTTTCTAAAACCACCCTTTCATAATATCACTTCGTAATATTTTTCTTTTCTATCTGTCCATCGACTACTGGCACCACGGCAATTTTTCTGTCGTACCGCGCGGTTTGTTCAACGTTTTTATGCCCTGAAATCGCTTGTTTCTCATAGAGAGTTCCCTTTAGGTCAGAAATCCCCTTTGCTTTAAGATCGTGGAAAGTGAAATCAAAAGACAGGTGAGGGTACTTTTCCTGTGCTTCCATTTTTGCTTTTCGCCAACGACTGTTAAAACCATCCCGTGTGTACTTTCCTCCAGTTGGCTGGTGGATCACATAGAGACTGCTCATGCCAGCATTCAAAGGTAAATTTTTGGCTAACTCAAGCGCAGCATTCAAGCGAGGGCTCCAGGCTTTAATCTGTGCTACTGACGTTTTACTTTGCTTTATCAGAATACCTTCTTCCATGAATTGACCTTTTTTCATCTCCAGCACATCATTCTGTCTGGCGCAGCAAAGGTACGCTAACTCCATAGCGACTTTCACAATGTCAGGCGCTACAGAGTAAAGCGCTTGGTATTCCTCATTTGTTATGTAGCGATCCCGGCTAATCTCTTTGTACTGGCGGACGCCCTTTGTAGGGTTTCCTTTAACGAACCCACGTTCGTAGGCCCAGCGATATACGCGCGACATAAACGCTTTCTCTCTATTAGCTTGAGTCCTGCTTTTAACCCCTCGCTTATCCATATATCGCCTGATGTGCTCTGGCTTGATTGCATCAGGCGGCATTTTCCCAAACACATCGATGATCTTTTTAGAATATTTTCTATAGTCTTTCTGTGTTTCAGGAGCGAGCTCGAAAAAGTCACCTGACTTAAAGAACCGCTCTATAAGACCTTCCAGGAGCGAATCATCCGGTCGGTCGTTCAACAGTGCTTCCCATGCAGTCCAGACCTGGGCCTGGGTACTAGTTTTGTCACAGAGACGGATGTTTCCGCCACCTTTAGGATGATATTCGTATGCTGACCGCCCGAGGTAAACCCTTGGGGGCATCCAGGCATCGTCTTTATTCTTTCTCTGACGTGGCATTAGTCAAGTGCTCCAAAGTTAGGCTGTAGCGAATTATCAACAGAATTGTTTTTAATGCGCTGAGCTAAAGGATTGTTGAAATGCGCCCAGGTAGTGCGTGGTCGTCCGTCTCGCCCTTCAACAAAAAATACTCCCGCATCCCGTAAGCATTGCGACTGCTTGGAAGGAATTTTGTATCCGGTAAGACGTTCGATATCTGCGTTTGAAATGATCTCATTATCAAGATTCATAACTTTTCTCCACTAATCCGGCTGCAACCGGGTTATCTGCCACTAAAAGAACAAGCCGAGCATCCCCCACGAAGCCCGTCATTACACTTTTTGCAAAGCTGGTGGTCTGGCTCTCCTGTTACTGTCGAATAAATCTGGAAAGGAACGATCACTGGCATAGGTACGGTAAGAACCTGGCTCCGAAGCTTTGCTACTTCAGCGGCTAATTCCATTAGCCTGGTATGCAGGTCTTTTGCTTCCTCCTTATACCAGGCCAAATCATCGCGAATACGCCGACAGCGACGGCGCTTTAATTTGTTTGTTCTCACTTCACCTCCTGCGGTGCTGCTGCGAGCATTTCCTCGGTTTCCGCAATCAGATTGTGAGGTAAATGGCTTCCTGCATTTTGCATACCGCGACCAAACGCCAACCAGCGCCGGAGCATGGCCACTGAACCATCCGGAATTACCGGAGAGTTGTCAGGCTGTAGCATTGCGCCCCGGCAGGCATTCCATATGTCAGCCGCCAACTTGCAATCGGCTTTATCAAGCTGGAATGCCACGCCGTGCGGCGGGCGAATGCTGGCAATAATCTGAATGTTGTCCGGCGTAGCCTCTTCCGGCAGCACTGGAGAGTTTCTAGCCTGGAGCATGGCGGCCCGTAACTTACCAGGCACATCAGCCCACACGGCAGAATAATAACTAGTGTTAGGGTCGGTATGCTCCAACAGGTCCTCTATCGCTGAGGCTGCGGTATGAAGCAGGTCTGCGCTGACTACCGGCACCGGCTGCGCGTGGCGATAGAGCGGGAAAGCGCCTTTCACATTTTTACTGCACTGGTCTATAAGGTCCTCATCATCAGGGTCAAATCTACCGAAATAGCCCACCGGCTCGCTGTCCATTGCGGCCAGCGCGATCTCAAACAACGCCGCACATTGGTTTACATGGTCGCGGCCTTCACCCGTTATCTTCGTGTGACGGCAAAACTCAATTTGCTCCTGCGCCTTTTTAATTAACCGCTCTCTGGTTATTGTTGATTTGGTCATTGGTTGGCTCCCCGTGAAATTTTGTGGCCCGGCGCATAGCAGCGCTGGCGGTCTTTGCTGATGCGCCAGCCAGCTTTGCGCGCCTGCTGAGAAACATCAGTCATGTTCCTGCCGGTGAGTTCAATCCGAGCCAGAGGGTAGATTTCCCCTGTCTGACAACCATCACAGTCGCAATACATGTCAGTGCAAAATCCTTCAGTGATGGTCATATGTCCGCCCCACATCTTCCGCAGCGCTCTTGGCCGCTCATATCGTAGTAGGTAGCACCATCGTGCTTGCAGTCTGTCCATTCAGACAGATCAGACTCGAGTTCCTCGATACGCTGCTGCGCCTTCTCCAGAGCCTCAATGAGTTGATCAGTGTATTGCTCAACTTCAACAGCCATTTGCCGCAATTCATCGTTAGGTGCGTAGGCAATGAGCCTGGATAAACGGTGAATATTTGCGTTTTTTTGTACGCTAGTCAGTTCGGTGATATCAGTCATCGGAGTTATCCTCACAGCAGTAGTGAGCGCCGTCCGGGTCAGTGCTTTTGAAACCGCAGATATCACACTCAATTTCGTAATGGGCTTCCTCATCACAGTCATGGCTTTCCGGCTCGTCGGCTTTGTAATAACCGCCGCAGAGAGTGCAGGTAATGTCAGGCACATCATCGTAATTCGTGGTACCGGTAATCATTTCATTGCCTCCTCAATCCGTTTGAACTCGATAACCCAAACCCAGGGGTTGGCTTTCCAGCTCTCCTCGCCGTAGATTGAGTCCCACAGCTCACGGAATGCTAAACCGGCTTCCATAGGGCCAGATGCGGCATTAACACCCTCGGCGCGTGCATCATCCTGGCTCATGCTGCGCAGGCGCTCCACGCGCACGTCGGTGATCTCCAGCAGAATGCGGCTGGCCCAGCGCGGCATATGCAGCGATGGAGTCCACTTCTCAGGCGTTGCCGGTTTATTGCATACAGCTACGGGTACACGGTGGGTTTGCTCCGTCCACGAATTTCGCTCGCTGGCTTTGTATACCAGGGTGGCGACGTCTGTAGCCCGGCTATGCACCCGAAAAGCCTCCCGTACCCATATGCGGTCGCCGACGGCGCCGAACGGGCATGGGTGCCAGAAGTCGCAAGCATGCTCTGCATCTTCGCTCCACGGCCATTTGCTACCGTCTTCGCGCTCACCAATTTCAGTGAACCGAGTCTGTTTCCATTTGATCGGCCTCCGGGTCTGCGTCTTTCGGCCGTCGAGCAGCGCCCGCACCATTTCAGCGTTAAAAATCATTCCGCGCTCAGTCATTCCAGCACTCCAATTCGCTCTCGATCTCTTCGTCGATTTCGTCGGTAGTGGCGTGGTGGTTTAGGTAATCCAGCGCCTCTTTATGGTATTGGCCGCGACGTTCGCTGTACCAGGTTGCGAACTCTGGCGACCAGCCGTGCGCGACGCCGTCAAAATCAACTTTGGCGTTTCGTGATGCCATTTGCTCAACCATGCAGTCTGCTGTTGTGAGAGCGCAGCTGCGGATATAACCGCGCAGGTCGCGCTTGCGCCAGACCATGCTATATTTCGAGTCGCAGCGGCGTTTAAATTCAACTTTCCAGCGCCGAATGCAGCGAGATTTAAGTGATTTGCTCATGCTGTCCACCATTCAATAAACATGCAGATACCAACGGTTACTACGGCAATCAGCACCCAGCAGATCACATCGAACAGGGCGGCGAACCGACGCAGGGTGTATTTGCTGTAATTCTCAGGTTCAAAATTCATTGCGCCTCCCCAAGCACCCAACGGAGTGCGCTCGCATACTCACCCTCGGCAGATTCCAGGGCTTTTGTGATTTCTTTGCGGGTTTTCAGGCGAGGCTTTGCATCACCGATGATCTGACGCTGACGCCGGGCTTTTTCATGGCCGGTTGTGCCAGCAGTTGCCGCTTCGATTTCAGAGACCTTCTCCCGCTGCTCTTCTGGTTTAAGCGATGACAGCTGACGCGCCTGGGTAACGGTGACTGTGCCAGCCTCCACCGCTTCCCTGACGGCCTGAGTAGCATCGAGGAGGGAGAGCGTTGCTCGAACGGTCTGAACGCTGCAGCCAAACAACACCGCAATGTCGTCCTCATCGAGCCCGCGGTCGAGCGCGTCTGACATTTTTTTAGCCCGGCCAAGCGGTGTATCAGGTCGGCGAATTTCGTTTTCGCTGACCATGTATTTAGCCATCTGATTTGCTGATCCGCGCTTAACGACTCCAGGAACAAGCAGTGGGTCTTTGCCCTCTTTCAAAAGAAGCTTATTTGCCTCCAGGGTATGTTTTACGCGCTGACGGCCTACAACTACGCAGGTGAGCCCCGTTTCAGGGTCTTTCCAGACGATGATAGGTTCCAGTACACCCAGCTCCTTGATGTTCAGTACCATCCCTTCGTCGATCGGCAGGTGAACACGTTCATCGTAGAGAGGGTGGGTCATATCGGTGACCAGGTGCAGGTTTTCGGGCTCGAACGTTAAAACGTTCGTCTTGCCACTGGCGCCATATACAACTTTTGAATCTTTAGCCATCAGACAGCCTCCACATCGCTGGTGGAAGCAGCCGAGATATTCTCCATATCGCGCATAGCTTCTAAGACGTGCATATTGCTGCGGGTTTTAGTGTGACGTTCAACAATGCGATCGCATTCTTTAGCCCAGGAAAGAACTTCTTCTTTCATGGCGTCACGTTCTTTACGTGCCTGGCGAAGAGTAACGTTCGAAACATCGAGCATAGTTGCCAAATCTTTTAGCAGTTCTGCAGTAGCAGGAGGCATTGTTTTAGCCGCCTCAAAGGCATCTTTAATTAACTGCTGTGCTGTTTTTGCCATTATGTTTTTTCTCCAACTGACGCGCTGCAACGCGCTTTAGGGTGCAGCAACCCAACCCATGAGAATGGGGTAATTGCTGCTGTTCTAATCAGGCTGCTGGTTTTTGTTCTTCGGGCTCTTTGTAGGCGAGCAGATCACAAAGCTGGTTAATTACTTTACAGAACTGGAACATGTCCGTACCTGCCTGGTGACGCCAGCGGTAGGCTTTGTCGTCTTCATCAGAATAATCATTATCCTTGGTATCGATCCGCCGGAAATGGAATTTATCTGTAAGCAGAAAAGAGACGCCGCAGCCTCTTAATTCCATGTTATCAACGATAAAACCTGTGTTCAGGCTCTCCAGAATTTCACTGGTAACGGAAGTGTGCTCCGCAGAGTAGCGAATAACTTCTTTCTGTTCTGCCAGGCGGGATAGCTGGACATAATCACCAACCTCAAACCCGGCAAACGCTGATTCTTCGCCGTCCAGATGGTTTTTAAGGCGCGTTGTCAGGCCGTTTTTGATATCACTGATGTTGATCGTGACTGTTTTTACTGAGCCGATCACTTTAACCAGCATCGCCCCGACTAAATTGGCAATATTTTTATTGGCGGAATTAATGATCAGCAGATTTTCTGCAGTGTTATACAGGACCAGGATCAGAGACGACTTGATGAATGCCTGTTTGCAGAGCTGAACCTTAGCATCCTGGATAATGTTGTTACGGTCAGCGCGCTTCAATTTCTGACCACACGCATTTTCGATGCGCTGGATACGCTCATTGGCTTCTTTCATCACGACGTGCTGGGGGATTATTTTCTCATCGCGGCGAACCACGATTGCATAACCGCCAGTAATTGGCGTAACCAGCTCTCCGGTAATCGGATTAGGGACGAAGGAAGCCCGCGCGAATTCCGTTTCTGTAAGTTCAGAGTAGGGCAATTCCTGCAGGTGCCGTTCAACCGCTTCAATACTGGGCAAAGTAGCCCGATAGACAATGGCGTTACGTAATTTTGATAATTTCATTTCTGTTTCCTCTGCAAAGGATTAGTTAGTTATCTCCACACAACGGAAAGAGCACTGAAGCACTGGAAACTCACTTGACTAAAACAGTGCTTTTTCCTGTTGCGTGCCGGTCTTTCCCGGCTGTCATCGTGCTTCCTCTGTTTGCCACGCTGGGCCGTCTACTTCCGGCTGTCACTGCCGTCGATAGTGCTGGCATCTCACTGACCTGATAACTCCCAGGATCAACTGGAGTGGTTGTTATCGCTACCAAAGCGCCACTGTCCAGGACATTTAAAAGGACCGTCTCCAAGTGGTAACTCTTCCAGTCCCGATAAACCTCCTCAGTAGAAGGGGGCTTATCGGGAATGAATGTTGTGACACCAGATCGCTAATCTGCTTACTTCCCGCCGCTCTGTTTTGGTATTGGCAACCAGCTGCTGTTGCTCAGTCGATTTCCGGGTCTTTGCGTCGACCGGCGCTGCAGTACGCTTGTACACGCCACAACGAAGAGAGCACTGCCGGTGTCCGAATCGAACGGACCTTTTCCCTGCCCATCACCAGATATAGAACTATCCTGGCGTCTGGAATCGAACCAGACTTGTGCCTTGCTCGTCAGTGCCCTCGTCGTTGTGTCCCGGACTCTTCCCGGGCGTCACACCTTTTCGCCGCGCTGGTGGGGCGTACGTCGTGCCTGAAACACTTAGCTTGCACATTCCGGTTGTTCTGAGAGGCATGGATAAAGGGACTCTCAGGCCGCTGCGGCACATGTGCCATATGCCGTAATGCTCACTACCACACCAGGGCATGTAACTGTCGGTACCCGTGGTGTGATTTAAATGTACCTTTAGTTACCATTGTGGTCAAGAGAGCTATGTACTTTTTGTTACCTGTGGATTGAAAAAAAAGCCAGAAGGAGATCTGGCTTTAGAAATGAGTAAGTTAAATGTTTTGGGTAATCTGAACCACTTTCCCAACAATCCGGCAATTTCCATCTATCGGGATGGGTTTAAAGGCAGGGTTAAGTGGCATCAAGTATGCGAAAGGGCTATCCCATACCAGCTTTTTAACGGTAGCCTCAGCAGAGCCGTCAAGTATTGCCACTACAATTTTTCCGTAAAGGTCATCCAGTTGGCCATAGTGCGGTTCAACAATAACGATCGACCCTTCGGGGATGGATGGCAGACCATGAGGGTTAGTCATAGACTCCCCGCGAACTACCAGACCGAATGCTTCATTAGAAACGTTTGCAGTGGTTTGCGTCCATGAAATCACATCAGAAAGCCTTGAGCATGCGTAAGTATCAGTCCACATTCCAGCTTGAACAGCGGAGATAATAGGAACTGCCGTGGGTGCCTTAAGGAAGGGAATAACTTTTGTATCATCCGGCGTTTCCTCACCTCGACCGTAAAGAATCCATTCTGGAGTTGTCTGCAGCGCTACCGCCAGCTGATGGAGATTCTCACCATCAGGTTTAGTAGTGCCGCTCTCCCATTTTGTTACGGAAACACGGCTTACCCCTAAGCGTTTAGCCAGGGTCTGCTGTGTTATGTCGAGCTGGACTCGACGGGATCTTATTCGGTCTTTCATCTCTGTTTTCATGTAACCAATGTTACATTTATTCCTTGTAACTGTTGTTTGCTATTTAATGTACCTTTTGTTACCTTTAAGGCGTAAGTTAACCAGGAGGAACCATGCGTAAATCAGAAGTTATCGAACACTTCGGAGGCGTATCAAAAACCGCAAGTGTTCTTGGTATTTCCCACCCGGCAGTTTGCCGATGGGGTGAAGTCATCCCTCAAAAACAAGCATTCGTCATCGAGCGAATTACGAAAGGCAAGCTTAAGTACGACGCCAGCCTTTACCAAAAGGCTACAGATTCAGCTGCTTGAAAGTAACTACAAAAGGAAAATCAATATGGTAGAGCCAAACCTCAAAGAAGTCGTAAAGGCGATGTGCAAAGCCTACCAAGGCGGCCGCGAAGCAATGGCTGGCGCGCTGGGGATGTCTGTCACCCAATTCAATAACAACCTCTACGAGAAGAACGGTTGTCGTTTCTTTGAAGTATCTGAACTGGAAGCGATGGAGGACATCTCGAATACATCTCACCTGGCTGAATATTTTGCCCGCCGTCGTGGTGCTCTGCTGGTGGATGTGCCGCACCTGGAAGAGCTGGACCGCGTGGATTTGTTTAGCCGCGCAATGCGTACCTCGGCAGCCAGAGGGCAGGTGGATCAGATTATCGAACAGGCGCTTGAAGACGGGGTTATCGAAAGACATGAAGCTGAAGAAATCATGGTGCATCACCGCCGCCACCTGGCAGCGCGTGAAGAAGAAATCGCGGCAATTATCACGTTGTTTGCACGCAAAAAGAAGTGACGCCAGCAGGTTGCAGCCTCTGGCGTCGTGGCGTGTCGTTATCAGTGGAGATTACTAACGCATGAACAGTTTACCAACACAGTACCGCAGGTCGCAACTTATAGCGCGTCCGGTTCCTGGTGGAGCAGGTCCGGTGCAGTTCGTGTATGGGGTAAGAGTACCAGGCGGGTTCGAGCCTGTCTGCTACCAGTTTGCTCAGTGGGTGGTAGGGGACTTTAACGGTCAGGCGGGGAGCGTATGCGAGAACTTAACCGATGGTTCAGAGATCACTACGGAATCCCGGTCAGGGTCATACGCTGGGAGCCCCAGACACAGCGCGTTATATACCTGCGTGAAGGGTACGAGCATGAGTGCTTCAGCCCCCTTGAGCAGTTCAGACGAAAATTCAGGGAAATAGAGGGGTCTTATGAGCCTGTTAATGCCATCAAGGCCGATAGTCATCAATCCTGACCTTGCATACAGCATTGGCCTGAATGAAGCCATAGCGTTGCAGCAGGTTAACTACTGGCTGAAGGAGACAACCTCCGGGCTTGAGCGTGACGGTGTACGTTGGATCTACAACACCACTGAGCAATGGCTGGAGCAATTCCCGTTCTGGTCTGAGTCGACGCTGAAGCGCACATTCACACGCCTGAAGAGCCTGGGCGTACTCAAAATCGAGCAGCTCAACAAGTCGCAGCGCGACATGACCAACTACTACACGATCAATTACGAGAGTGAGCTTTTAGATGAAGTCAAAGTGACTAAATCGAAGGTGTCAAAATGCGCTGTTCCATCAGGTCAAAATGACACGATGGAAGAGGTCAATATGAAACGCTCCACCAGGTCAAAACGAACCGCTGTCATCAGGTCAAATTGGCACGATGATCCTACAGAGAATACAACAGAGAGTACTACAGATAATAAAACCCCTTCTTGTCCGGTCGCTCCGCAACCAGACACTGAAAGTCATTTGGATGATTTTGCTGTCCGACATCCTGACGCGGTTGTGTATAGCACAGCAAAACGCCAGTGGGGAACTCAGGACGATTTAACCTGTGCAGAATTCATATGGGGAAAAATCATCGGGATGTACGAGCGGGCGGCAGAATCCGACGGAGAGGTTGTTCGTCCTAAAGAACCGAACTGGACTGCCTGGGCCAACGAAGTTCGCTTGATGGTTTCCATCGATGGACGCACACATAAACAAATCTGCTCGCTGTTTAAGCGTGCTAACCAGGACACATTCTGGTGCAAGAACATCCTTAGCCCATCAAAGCTGCGAGAGAAATGGGATGAACTGTCGCTGAAACTATCGGCATCACTGAGTGCTGGTTCTGCAAGAGAAGATCGGGCATTTAAGCCGACGCATAATGATGTTGATTATTCCGGCATACCAGCGGGGTTCAGAGGATGAGCAAGCCATTTCTGAAGTGGGCAGGTGGTAAATACACCCAACTTAACGATCTGTTCAGGTATATCCCGGAAGGTTTACGACTGATTGAACCATTCGTGGGTGGCGGATCTGTATTCCTGAATAGCGATAAACACGCGGATTTCCTGCTGGCAGATGTTAACCCCGACCTTATTCATCTGTATCAAATGCTGGATGTCGTGCCTGACGTGGTTGAAAACAAAGCCCGCTGGATGTTCGAGAAAATGGGCAATCCTGAAGGTTATGAACTGATCAGGAAGGAATTCAACGCGCAGACACTGGATGCAGCTGAGCGTGCAGCTGCATTCTTGTATCTCAACCGGCATTGCTTCAATGGGCTGATACGTTACAACCTGGCCCATCAGTTCAACGTTGGCTGGGGAAAATACAAAGCTCCCTATTTCCCGTTTCAGGAGATGAAGGCTTTCGCTGATATGTCTCACAACTGCGTATTCATGACATCCGGTTATCGCCGGACTATCGGCCTTGCAGGGAAAGGTGACGTTGTGTATTGCGATCCCCCTTACGAACCGATGCCTGGCACCGCAGGGTTTACCGCGTATGCCGCTGGTGGTTTTACCTGGGATGACCAGGTATTGCTGGCTAAGCACTGCGTAGAAGCGCACGAACGTGGCGCGAGGGTAGTCATTTCAAACTCATCAGCCCCCAGGGTAGCGGACCTGTACCGGGAGCATGGTTTTAATCTGGAATTTATCAAAGCGCGTCGTTCGATCTCCTGCAATGGCACCACGCGGGAAGTCGCTCGGGATGTCGTGGCGATCCTCTAAGGGGGCTTTATGAAACTGACACTGCCATTTCCACCAAGCGTAAACAGTTACTGGCGCGCTCCCAGCAAAGGGCCACTGAAGGGACGGCATCTGGTTAGCGAGACTGGTCGCAAGTTCCAGAAAGCAGCCAGGGCGGCAATTATCGAACAGTTACGGGCGGTCCCAAGACCATCAAGTGAGCTGGCGGAAGTTCATATTGTTCTGTATCCGCCGGATCAGCGTCGTCGTGATATTGACAACTACAACAAAGCGCTGTTCGACGCGCTGACTCAAACCGGTGTCTGGGAGGACGACAGCCAGGTGAAACGTATGCTGGTGGAGTGGGGGAATATCGTGAAGAAAGGGAAAGTAGAAATCACCATCAGACGTTTTCATGTAGTTGCCTGACGTGGAGATGATATGAGAGCACTACTAACTCCTGAGATTGCCCCACGCATGGGCGTTGTTCTTCTTCGCCCAGGTGCTGAGCTTATGCCATTGTTCAGGCGAGGACGTGTACTGATTGAGCCTGAGCCAGAGCGTTACGCTGAATATCAGACTGGAGCTATCCCTCCAGCAACACAGCCGCTGGAAGGTGACCCAACGGTATTGCCTATCTTTGAAAATATGGATGTGCTGATCCGTGCTGGCGGATTAGTAGGCCTTGAAGCCGAGCTGGAGCGTACTTTCGAATGTCAGTATCCGCATGCAACCTGGCATAGTGAGAATTTCACACTCTTCCGCCATGAACCTGGAAGCATTCGCCTTTGCTGGGGTTGTGACAATTTAGTCAGGGACCAAGTCACACAGGAACTGGCAGGCATTGCGCGTAAAAACCTGGTATCCTGGCTGATATCAGTCATACGCTCCAGACTGGGATTTAATGAGGACCATGTACTAACAATTCCGGAGTTGTGCTGGTGGCTGGTAATTAACGATCTGTCGCACGTCATACCGGAAACGCTCGCAAGAAAAGCGATGCGATTGCCTGAAGTCAGGCACCAGTCAGTGATGAAAGAAAGTGATTTACAGCCAGAGTTTGCGGCAACCGAATTAGTCCAAAAAAAGATACTGGCGCTGAAAGTGGATACTGAAACGCCGGAATCATTCATGCTTCGGCCTAAGCGCCGACGCTGGATAAACGAGAATTACACCAGTTGGGTTAAAACCCAGCAGTGTGCCTGCTGTAATAAACCAGCAGATGACCCCCATCACCTGATAGGCCACGGACAAGGTGGAATGGGAACGAAAGCGCACGACCTGTTTGTGTTGCCGCTTTGCAGAGCGCACCACGACGAGTTGCACGCTGACACCGTGGCATTTGAACAGAAATATGGCTCACAGCTGGAGCTGATATTTCGATTCTTAGATCGTTCGCTGGCAATCGGCGTACTGGCGTAAGTGGAGACGCAAGATGATTAATCCTTCTGAAGTTGGCAAATCCGGCGAAATGGTTCGCCTCCGCACACTGGAAAGCATCTGGATACAGGGAAAGCTGCGTATGTGGGGCCGCTGGTCGTATATCGGCGGTGGTAGCGGCGGCAATATGTTTAATCAGTTACTGGCATCCGGAAAGATAACGAAAACGGCTATCAATGAGGCACTACGCCGGATGAAGAAGTCAGGCTTAACCAGACCAGAGCTTGAGGCATTCTTTAAAGAGATTCTCAGCAGTAAAAATAAAAGCGGCCTTGCATTTTGCTCTGACGAAGAGGGGTTAAAAATTGATGGTGTTATTGCCGGGGTCCTCATGAATGGGGATTACCGGTCACTCTATGGTGTGATTGTTGATCGCTATCGCTTACGCAAAAGTAAACTTCAGATGGCTAACGAGCTTATGGAAAAACATCCTGACTGGGCACTGATTACTTGCCGCAGAAGAATTGACACATGGATAAGTTTGGCAGAATCGATACTTTACGCACCACTATGTGACGCGTTCGGCACAAATGGCGACAGATTTTACTTGCAAAGTGAGCAGGAAAGTGCTTGAATTGTGGTAGGCTCGGGACGTTAAAGCGAACTGAGCAGCAGAACAAAAATGAAACCCGCCAACAAAGCGGGTTTTTTTGCGTATAGAAGTTTATTCTTTGTATGCTCATGCATTGTTGGAGTTAAAATAGGTCCATCTTTCTTATTGCTAGAGGCATAGATGCTTACAATTGAAGAGATTGGCCAATCTGTCCGTAACAATATACAACTCGTTTTGGATAATTTCGGACTGCCTCTAGCGGTAGGCCCTATCAGCGATGATGACTACAAGGTCTTATCGGGAGGGTTTGGTGAGTTAGAGTGGGATTACGTTTTATCCACCCACGGAAATTCGCCTGATCGTTATGAATTTTGCATAAAGTTAGTCAACCACGGTGCGATGGAGAATGTTCCTTCTGGAGCTGCTTTGTGCATCTTTGGGGTTGAAGAACATACATTTAACATCCATATGATTGAAAGCTTTGTAAGAGATGATCCCGATCACCCTCTTAAAGGGCGCATGGTTCTTATAACGTTAATGAGTGCATATTTGTTTTGCATGGCTGTAGACTGTCCCGTCGTTAGAGTCATCGAACCTGTTCATGAGTTACGTGCTTTTTACGAAAGCTTTGGATTTGGCATGCTACCATGCGGGTATATCATGGAAGCAGAGACCTCTGATATTGAGGGCGTGTTCATCAAATTCGCACAATTAGGCTAGACGGGATCCCGCAACAGGTTGTACGATGTGTCACCTCTTACCTTAAAGGTAATGAGGCTTCTCAAAACAAACGTCAATCTGAAGTTGATGATACTGATTGGTATACCCGATTGGTAATGAGTAGAGACAACATCTACTCTTAATTTGAAGGTTCGAGACACACTGTCAGTCTCCGAGGTATTTATGAAAGCTCAAAAAGCAACCAAGCCAGAAGTAAAATTCGACACTATGAAAGCATTCGCAGGAATGGGTGCTGCTGTTGAAGTGCTGATGAAGGCTGCGCCTAATGCGTTTACCCATGCTATTGTCTCGGGTAAAGAACAGCAGGGTAAGCCACGTCGTCGCAAGGCAGCATGATCCTAGCTGGTGCTTTTTGAAACCCGCCATTTGGCGGGTTTTTGCTTTTCTGAGGGTCCGCATTCGTGGGCCCTTTCTATTGGTGTCGAGCGAAAGTGAGCAGCAGCGCTGACCGACGCAAAGACCTGCAAATCTACTGAGTCGTAGAATTCATATTTCTTGGGCCTGTTCATTTTGAGCAGGCTTTTTTATTTCCCCTCGTTCATGAGAGGACTCACAGCAATAGAGGGGGCTAAATGTCCGATCCTGTTTCTGCCACAACGATAGCGGCTGGTGGTCTGTTCGGCGCCAGTCTATTCGGCCTGGCAACTGGCATTGATTACGGCGTGGTGTTTGGTGCGTTTGCTGGTGCGGTGTTCTATGTCGCAACGGCGGTTAATATTAGCCGTATTAAGCTGGTGGGCTACTTCATCACGTCATTCATCTTCGGCGTTATCGGCGCGCCTCTCCTCGGTTCATACTTCTCAAAATGGACGGGGTATAGCGACAGGCCACTTGATGCGCTCGGCGCCGTAATCGTTGCCGCCATAGCTATTAAGCTGCTGACTTTCGTAAACAGCCAGGACCTGGGTAGCCTGTTTGGGATTCTCTCTCGCTTACGTGGAGGAGGGACAAGCAATGGTAACAAGTGATCCGAGCGCAATCATCAATGCGGTGACATGCGCTGTAATTGTTGTTGCGCTGATGTTCTACCGGCGCGACGGGTCAAGACATCGCCCCATGATATCGCTGATGGCTTACTTCACTGTGCTGGTTTATGCCAGCATCCCTTTCCGTTTCCTGTTTGGCCTGTACGAGTCATCACACTGGCTGGTGGTACTAGCGAACATTCTTATCTGCGGCGCGGTTCTCTGGTTCAGGGGGAATGTGGCGCGTCTGGTTGATGCACTGAGGCACTGATGAACAAATCACAATTCCAGAAGGCGGCTGGTATAAGCGCCGGGTTAGCTGAGCGCTGGTTTCCGCACATTGATGCTGCGATGAAAGAATTCGGCATCACTGCTCCACTCGACCAGGCGATGTTCATCGCGCAGATGGGGCATGAATCCGATGGTTATACAACGTTGGTGGAAAGCCTGAACTATGCCGCCGACAGACTTGTTCCTACGTTCGGCAAACACCGTATCACCGCCCAGCAGGCCGCAGCACTCGGCAGAACGGCAACACAACCAGCAAATCAGCGAGCTATCGCTAACCTGGTGTATGGGGGCGAGTGGGGTAAAAAGAACCTCGGAAATCAGGTTGCCGGTGATGGCTGGAAATATCGCGGTCGCGGCCTGAAACAAGTTACGGGCTTGAGCAACTATCGCAGCTGCGGACAGGCGCTGAAGCTTGACCTTGTTACCCAGCCTGAGCTGCTGGAGCGAGATGATTACGCTGCACGTTCGGCCGCATGGTTTTATGTCTCCCACGGTTGCCTGCTTCATTCCGGTGATGTTGAGCGCGTAACGCTGCTTATCAATGGTGGCCGCAATGGTCTGGATAAACGCCGAGCGCTGTTTAACCAGGCTAAATCAGTACTGGTGTGAGGTCCTCATGGGCATTGAAATGATTATTGGTCTGGCAACTGCGTTACTGGCCGTTATCGCTGGCGCATTTGGGTTAGGCCATTCACGCGGAACCAGCAAGGCAGAATCCAAAGCTGAACAGCTGCGAACCAAAGAGATCGCCGCAGCTACCGTCGCCGCGGCAGAACGCCGGGCTGATGCAACGAAAGAGGCCAGCGATGTTGAAGAGAGCATTAAGCGTATGGGCGATGACGATGTTGATCGCGAGCTGCGCGAAAGATTTACCCGCCCCGGTGGTGGTTGATACGGCGTGCAGCTGGGTGCGGATCATCTACCTGACCGACCACGATATTGACGTGCTGGATAAGCAGGCCAAGCGAGATATTTTGGCGCATAACAAATCAGTTCAGACCAACTGCCCGCAACCAACCGAAAGGCAACGAAATGAGCGAGGCTGAATCGGAGGGAGAAAGAGTTACCGCTAACTAGGTGAGAACCTTAACACCAATAAATGCCCGCATAGCGGGCATGAATGATTAACGATTGTCCGGGTGAACTCGAGCATTTAGTGTATCAATAAAAGATTGCTTTGATATTCCTGCTCCATGCACCCAATTGTTGGCTCGAGCATCAAGGAATACATCCAGCATTCGTTTGTAAATTCCAACTGAAGGCATATGAGAGTTTTTTATTAAATCATCACTTCCATTAAAGCGCCCCATGGATTTTAAAAGACGCCCGATGGTTATATATTTAGTTTCATTGTTTCCATCAAATCCTGGGAAGGATAGAGAGTTTTTACCATTAAAATACCTGATCGAAGCAGCAACCTCCGCCTTGTCAGCCTCATTAAAGTTATCGTATGTATAATTGAGGATTTCATACATATCGAAGGTGTCAGTAAATAACGTGACTTCTTCTGGGGTATCTTCGTGAGAATCTAAGTCCGGGTATTCCCAGTCCAGAACCCAATACTGATCGGACTGTACGGCTTTGGAGATTAAATCTGGGTCAAAAGAGTCTTTGATTTTTAATGCTTTGAAGATTTCACAAAGCATCAAGGTTTGAAGTTTTTCTTGCTGTGTATATTTCATTTTTTCCTCGAGGCGTTAACCGCTTAAGCGGTTTACTAAAAATATATAAATATTCTGCATAATCAAGAGAGGAAGAGTAGAACCAAATCGAACAAGGGCTAGCTTTGACAACGGTTCCTTTCCCGACATGCATCAACAAAAGTAAAGTATTACAGCAGCCATTTGTCGAGTGGCTTCGATAATGCTCCCCACATCGCACTGAGGTAAGACATGCCAGAAATCACCGACGCCCAGCAGATTCGCCTGAACCTGCTTTCAACCCTGAACTACGACACCGCGGCGGCAAAAGTCGCTGTAGAATTTGTTCAGGACAGTCCGCTTAAGTACCAGTTATTCATCCAGCAATACAGCCGTGTCACATCAGAGACTGAAGTGGTGGCAAAGACGATGAAAGCAGTGCAGGAAGCAACTGAAGCGCTGCCGCTCTTCGATACCAGCGCTGATCAGTCCAGCTAAGGCATTACAGCAGGCATTACGGCAGGCATTCACTGAGTGCCTGTGATAATGCAAATCTCATAAGGACTTAATCATGCCCGCACTAATTCCCCGAGCATGCCGTAAGCGTGGATGCGCAGGCACAACAACCGACCGCTCAGGCTACTGCGATAAGCATCGTAATGAAGGCTGGCAGCAGCATCAGCAGGGCAAGAGCAGGCATGAGCGAGGCTATGGCAGCCAGTGGGATATTAAGCGAGCCCGCATTCTTAAACGTGACAATCACCTGTGTCAGAACTGTCTGCGCAACGGTCGTGCGGTAGCAGCTAAGACCGTGGACCATGTCAAGGCTAAGGCTCATGGGGGTACCGATGATGATTCGAATCTTGAAAGCCTGTGCTGGCCCTGTCACAGAACGAAAACCGGCCGTGAGCGTTTCAAATGATATCAATTCCCATTTGGATGGCGACAGGGAGGGGGCGGGTCAAATCCCTGACGGCAAAGACCTAAAGGACCGCCGCCTAGCCTTTTTTCACACCGCCGCAGGTTAGAAACTTTTTTTTGGGGTCCCCCATCCGATGATTAATAGGAGTTTTCGATTATGTCTGGACCGCCGAAAACCCCGACACATCTACGTCTGGTGAGGGGTAACCCATCAAAGCGAGCGATCAACAAAAACGAACCAGAGCCACCCAAAGGGGTACCCCCAACGCCGAAGCATTTCGACAAGCAGGGGAAGTACTGGTTTAAGCGGATGGCTGAGGAACTGGACGCTATCGGTGTTATGTCCCAGCTTGACGCGCGGGCGCTGGAATTGCTCGTTGAAGCCTATACAGAATACCGCCATCACTGTGAAACCCTTGATCGTGAGGGATATACCTACGCGGTTTACAGCGAGGATGATCCTGATGAAGGGAAAGAACGTGAAATCAGAATGATTAAGCCGCACCCGGCGGCAATGATGAAAGCGGATGCATGGAAACGTATGCGTGCAATGTTGGGCGAGTTCGGCATGACCCCTTCAAGCCGGTCGAAAGTCAACCGAGAAACGACACCTGACGATGACCTGATCAGCAAATTCCTTAATTCGAGAGACTAATGGCTAAAGTTGCAGATGGCATACGCTACGCGGAGCGCGTCGTGGCGGGAAATATCATTGCCTGCGAATTTGTTCGCCTCGCTTGCCAGCGCTTCCTTGATGATCTGAAATTCGGCGAGGAACGTGGCGTTTACTTCAGCGAACCGCGTGCGCAGCATATTCTTAATTTTTACAAGTTTGTGCCTCACGTCAAAGGCGCTCTTGCTGGTCAGCCGATTGAATTAATGGACTGGCATATTTTCATTCTGATAAACATCTTCGGTTTTGTTATTCCACTGGTAAATGAAGAAACTGGCGAAATAGTGCTGCGCAATGACGGCAGCGGAAGGCCGGTAATGGTTCGCCGCTTCAGGACAGCCTATAACGAAGTGGCCCGCAAAAACGCCAAGTCAACTTTGTCTTCTGGCGTTGGCCTGTATATGACCGGCGCTGACAGCGAGGGTGGTGCGGAGGTCTATTCCGCCGCGACGACAAGAGACCAGGCGCGGATCGTGTTTGAAGATGCAAAAAACATGGTTAAAAAGGCCAGGCCAACGTTGGGCAAACTGTTTGAGTTCAATAAACTCGCGATTTACCAGGAGCAAACCGCCTCCAAATTTGAGCCGCTGTCTTCCGATGCAAATAACCTTGACGGTCTGAATATCCATTGCGCCATTATTGACGAGCTGCATGCGCATAAAACGCGTGATGTGTGGGACGTTCTGGAGACTGCAACGGGGGCACGCCTGCAATCTTTGCTGTTTGGCATCACTACAGCCGGTTTCAATAAAGAGGGTATCTGTTACGAACAGCGTGATTATGCCATCAAAGTATTACGTGGCTACAACAGCGACGTAGAAGGCGCGGTAAAGGATGACACCTATTTTGCCATTATCTTTACCCTCGATAAGGATGATGATCCGTTTGATGAAACGGTATGGCAGAAGGCAAATCCCGGACTGGGTATCTGCAAGCGCTGGGATGACCTTCGACGCCTGGCTAAGAAAGCGAAAGAGCAGGTTTCCGCAAGGGTTAACTTTTTCACCAAACATATGAATATCTGGGTAACGGCTGAGTCTGCCTGGATGGACATGATGAAGTGGGAGAAATGCGAGTATATCGCTCCCCGGCATGAGCTTAAAACCTACCCCATGTGGGCTGGCGTTGACCTGGCTCATAAAATTGATATCTGCGCAGCTGTAAAGCTCTGGCGTGCTGATAACGGACACGCACATGCTGACTTTAAGTTCTGGCTACCTGAAGGACGGCTGGAAAAATGTTCTGCGCAGATGGCGCAGATGTATCGCAAATGGGCTGAGCTAGGAAAACTTGAGCTTACCGATGGTGACGTTATCGATCATGCCCAGATTAAAGCGGATTTTCTGGAATGGATTAACGGCGAAAACCTGAAAGAAACTGGATTCGACCCGTGGAGCGCAACGCAGTTCAGCCTGGCGCTGGCAGAAGAAGGCGTACCGCTGGTGGAGGTCCCTCAAACCGTCAGAAACTTTTCTGAATCCATGAAAGAGGTTGAATCGCTGGTCTACGGAGGGCGTTTCCACCACAGCAATCACCCGGTAATGAACTGGATGATGTCAAACGTCACCGTTAAGCCGGATAAAAATGACAACATTTTCCCTAACAAATCCACGCCTGAGGCCAAAATTGACGGTCCCGCTGCGCTATTTACCGCAATGAGTCGAATGCTGGTTAATGGCGGGGAACCTGAGGCAAGCCTTTCTGACCACCTGGAAAGTTACGGCGTCCGTTCACTTTAAAGAGGCACTTATGATCCTGATGATTCTTGCCCCGCTGATCGGGGTGATCGGTGCTGCTTTGTTTTCATATGGCGCATGGCTGGTATTCCCGCCCGCAGGATTTATTACTGCTGGTGTTCTGTGTCTGTTCTGGTCATGGGCTGTATCAAAATATTTGTCCGCGCCACGTAATGTTCAAAACGAAGGCGGTGATTGATGTTCTTTCCCGGATTGTTTCAAAAATCTAATACTCCGGCGACCACACCTGCAGAGTTAGCGGAAGCCGTAGGGATGACTTACGACACCTACACTGGAAAGCGCGTCAGCAGCCAGAAAGCGATGCGTCTCACAGCGGTGTTTGGTTGCATAAGGGTGCTGGCTGAGTCAATGGGAATGCTTCCCTGCAACCTGTACAAGGTCACTGGCAACAGTAAGCAAAAAGCGACATCTGAAAGGCTGCACAAATTACTGACGATGAAGCCAAACGACTATATGACCCCTCAGGAGTTCTGGGAACTGGTCATCGTCTGTCTTTGCCTGCGTGGTAATTTTTATGCCTACAAGGTCAGGGCTTTGGGTGAGGTGGTTGAACTTCTTCCCATTGATCCGGGTTGTGTAGACCCGAAGCTAAACAGCCAGTGGCAACCGGTGTATCAGGTCACTTTTCCTGATGGTTCGACGGATGTGCTGGGGCAGGATGATATCTGGCACGTCAGGACGCTGACATTTGACGGGCTGGTGGGCCTGAACCCAATCGCATACGCAAGGGAGGCCATTTCTCTGGGTATGGCGACTGAAGAACACGGCGCCCGATTGTTCTCAAACGGTGCTGTCACTTCCGGGGTCCTTCGTACTGAGCAAACGTTGACTGATGCAGCCTATGACAGGTTGAAGAAAGATTTTGAGGATCGTCACCTCGGGCTCAGCAATGCGCATCGTCCGATGATTCTCGAAATGGGTCTCGACTGGAAGTCGATGGCGCTCAATGCCGAGGACAGTCAGTTTCTTGAGACCAGAAAATTCCAGCTGGAGGAGATTTGCCGACTGTTCAGGGTGCCGATGCACATGGTACAGAACACCGATCGCGCGACCTTCAGCAATATCGAAAACCTTGGCATCGGCTTTATTAATTATTCCCTTGTCCCTTACATGACCCGCATCGAGCAGCGAATTAACGTAGGACTGGTGAAGGAATCGAAACAGGGCACCTACTATGCCAAATTCAATGCCGGTGCGTTGCTGCGCGGGGATATGAAATCAAGGTTCGAATCGTATTCAACCGGTATTAACTGGGGCATTTACTCACCAAATGACTGCCGTGAACTGGAAGATATGAACCCACGCTCTGGCGGTGACATTTATCTGACGCCGATGAATATGACGACCAAGCCGTCTGACAGCAATAAGAGCAAAACAACCGAGGAACAACATGATGCCGATGACTAAACAGCGGCTGGATATTCCGCTGAAGCTAAAGTCTGTCAGCGACAGCGGAGAGTTTGAAGGCTATGGCTCTGTGTTTGGCGTTAAGGACAGTTACGACGATGTCGTTGTTCCCGGCGCTTTCAGTAAATCACTTCAGTCATGGCGGGAGAAAAACGCGCTCCCAGCTATGCTCTGGCAGCATCAGATGGATGAACCTATCGGGGTTTATACCGAAATGAAAGAGGATGAGGTCGGCTTATATGTCAAAGGCCGGTTACTCATTGATGATGATCCTCTTTCAAAGCGAGCACATGCCCACATGAAGGCCGGTTCTTTAACCGGCCTTTCTATTGGTTACATGCTCAAAGACTGGGAATACGACCGCGAGAAAGGCGTGTTTCTTCTCAAGGAGATCGACCTTTGGGAGGTCAGCCCCGTAACGTTTCCGTCGAATGACGAAGCGCGGGTGAGCGATGTTAAAAGCGCATTTGCCCGTGGTGAAACACCTTCCCAGAAAAGTATTGAACGGGTCCTGCGCGATGTTGGGCTCTCACGCACCCAGGCCAAGGCATTCATGGCCGGGGGCTATGGCAACCTCTCTCAGCGTGACGTTGATGGTGTGGATGCCGCACTGGATGCACTGAAAAACATTAAATTTTAATCAGGAGTTGAATTATGGCAGTCGAAATTAAAGACGTTGAGCAGGTCGCGCAGGATTTGCAGAAAAAATTCGATGATTTTAAAGCGAAAAATGATAAGCGCATTGACGCTATCGAATCCGAAAAAGGCAAGCTGGCCGGAGAAGTTGAAACACTTAATGGCAAGCTGACCGAGCTGGATCAGCTGAAAACCGCGCTGGAAGATGAGCTTAAACAGCTTAAGCGTCCCGCTGGTGGCACTCAAAGCAAGGCCGCAACCGAGCACAAAACCGCTTTCATTGACTTTATGCGCAAGGGTAAGGATGACGGACTGCGCGATCTGGAGCGTAAAGCCCTGCAGGTTGGCGTGGATGAAGATGGTGGATATGCCGTACCCGAAGAGCTGGATCGCACCATTCTCAATCTTCTGAAAGATGAAGTAGTGATGCGCCAGGAGGCGACAACTATCACCGTTGGTGGTGCCAACTATAAAAAGCTGGTTAACCTTGGCGGCACCGCTTCCGGCTGGGTCGGTGAAACTGATGCCCGCCCTGAGACTGCTGCATCCAAACTCGGTCAGATTGAACCGTTCATGGGTGAAATCTACGGAAACCCTCAGGCAACCCAGACGATGCTGGATGATGCTTTCTTTAACGTAGAGGACTGGATCAACAGCGAACTGGCGGTTGAGTTTTCGGAACAGGAAGAAATCGCCTTCACCAGCGGCAATGGTACGAAGAAACCGAAAGGATTCCTGGCCTATGCATCTTCTCTGGATGACGATAAAACCCGTGCCTTTGGCACCCTGCAGCACATTCTTTCCGGTGCGGCGGCAGGTGTGACGGCCGATGCGATTATCAAGCTGGTCTACACCCTGCGCAAGGTACACCGCAACGGCGCTAAGTTCATGATGAACAACAACAGCCTGTTTGCGGTTCGCATCCTGAAGGACTCCGAGGGTAACTATCTCTGGCGTCCGGGCCTTGAGCTGGGCCAGCCTTCCTCTCTGGCGGGTTATGGCGTTGCCGAGAATGAGCAAATGCCGGATATCGCTGCTGATGCGAAAGCCATTGCGTTCGGTAACTTTAAACGCGGCTATACCATCGTTGATCGCATTGGTACCCGTATCCTCCGCGACCCGTACACCAACAAACCATTCGTTGGTTTCTACACCACCAAACGTACTGGCGGAATGCTGGCCGATTCTCAGGCCATTAAACTGCTGCAGATCGGTGCTGGCGCATAATCTGATGGGGCTTCGGCCCCATTCTTATGGAGGTCATGATGCTGCTGAAAAAAGACCTGAAATGGTCACCTGATGGCATTCAGATAAGAAACATTCCAGCCGGTGAATATGAGGCGGGATCACTTCCTGAACGTGCTCTTGAGGTTGCTGCTCAAATGGGGATTCTCGACGGTACTGAACAGCCTGAAATTGAAACACCAGTTAAGCCTAAAACCAGCAATAAGCGGGGTGAGGGAAAATGAAGCCCTCTGTAAAAGAGCTTCGTTACCAGTGCCGTATCGACAGCGATGATGACACAGAAGATGTGATGTTAACGCTCTACCTCAACGCCTCTCTGAAGCATGCGGAAAAAATCACTAATTGCCGTCTTTATGATAACGCTGTTCCAGACGACGATCCTGATGGAGTGGTGATAGAAGATGATATCAAACTGGCTCTGATGCTCCTGGTATCGCACTGGTATGAAAACAGAGAACCTGTGAGCAGCGACAGCGTTAATACTATCCCGTTTGGCGTTAAAGCAATTTTGGAGCAGCACCGCAAAATACCTGGCACGTAGGAGGTGATATGCAGGCAGGACGATTACGGCACAGGGTCACCATTCAGAACTTCACAACCTCCAGAACGCCTTCCGGCCAGCCGGTTGAAAAATGGGAAGATGGGAAAACTATCTGGGCCGAGGTTAAGGGGATAAGCGGTCGTGAGCTGTTAGCCGCTGGCGTAGAACATGCTGATGCGACAATCCGGGTCTGGGTGCGTTTTCGCAGGGATATTTCAGCCACATCCCGATTGAAGGTTCGCACCGGCCCGTTTAAAGGCGCAGTTCTTAACGTTACCGGGCCTCCGGTTCCGGATATCAAAGGTACCCGGCTGGAAATTCTCTGCAAACAGGGGACCGAAAAATGATTGATGTGAATCTGGATTTTTCCGGCTTAGAGGATATCGCCCGAGACCTTCAAACCCTCAGCAAAGCCGAAAACAACAAAGTCCTCCGGGATTCGACCCGCGCCGGGGCTGAAGTTCTCCGGCAGGAAGTGATTGACAGGGCTCCTGAGCAAACCGGGAAGCTGAAGAAAAACGTTGTTGTCGTTACCCAGAAAAGCCGCCGACGCGGTGAAATCTCCTCCGGGGTGCATATTCGTGGTGTTAATCCGCGAACGGGAAACAGCGACAACACCATGAAGGCCAGTAACAAGCGGAATGCTTTCTACTGGCGCTTCGTGGAGCTGGGAACATCTACGGCCCCGGCACATCCCTTTGTGCGTCCTGCGTTTGATACCCGGCAGGAAGAAGCCGCACAGGCAGCAATGAATCGAATGAACAAGGCGATTGATGAGGTGCTGGCGAAATGACAGAGGATGATATCTACGCTTTGCTTGCTCCGCTGGCAGACGGGCGGGTTTATCCGTATGTGGTGCCGCTTGGCAGCGACGATTTACCCGCGGTGGCCGCTCCTTACATCATTTTCTCGATACCGACAGATGTTGCCGGGGATGTGTTCTGTGGGCAGGCCGAATCGACGCTGCACATTCAGGTAGACGTGTGGGCAGAAACTAACGATGAGGCCAGGGCGTTGCGGCTTGAGGTCCTTTCCCGGCTTGAAGTGCTTTCACCTACCGAAGTGACCAAAATCCCCGGCTACGACACAACTACCCACCTGCACCGGGCAACGCTTGAAATAACAGTCATTGCCTGACTGAAACCAACCCAATCCGACCGCCGCTGGTGGTTTTTTCATTTATGGAGGCTGCAATGTCAGCACAATTTGAACGTGCCCAGAAAACGAAAATTATGATTACGTCAGTGCCGGTCACTGCTGATGAAATGGCGTCGGCAACCTGGCTTGAGTTGAGTTGTACTATCAAACAGGCCAGCTTTACCGCCGGTCAGAAAAACGATATTGACGTGACGACGCTATGCTCTGATGAAACAGAAAATATCAACGGGCTTCCGGCACCGTCTGAAATGTCACTTTCCGGTAACTTCTACCGCAACACGGCACAGGATGCCCTGCGCGCGGCTTACGATAACGACGGAATACATGGATTTAAGGTTATTTTCCCTTCCGGAAACGGGTCCCAGTTTCGCGCGGAAGTTCGTCAACACACCTGGGATTCTCAGACCAACGGTGTCGTTGCGGCCACGTTCTCCCTGCGTCTGAAAGGTAAGGCAACCAATATCGACGCTCCGGGCATTCTGACTTTCGCGACAGACCTTCCTGCATCCCAAACGGTCGCGGCAGGAAGCGCCCTGACAATGGGTGTAGTCGTCCAGGGCGGTACGGAACCCTATACCTACGTCTGGAAAAAAGGCTCGTCCACCGTCAGCGGGCAGACCAGCGCAACGTTTAATAAGGCCAGCGCAGTATCAGGCGATGAGGGTGTTTATTCCTGCGTGGTTACCGATGCCGATGGCACTGTTATCACCTCTGCAGACCACACTGTCACCATCAGTTAATGGAGCGCCGGGAAACCGGCGATAAACTTAATGTCAAAACAGAATCTTAAAGCGCTGGCACTGGCCCCGATGGCGGGTTTCCGTAAAAAAGAAGTCACCGTTCCTGAGTGGGAAAACGCCAAAGTTATCATTCGTGAACCATCTGCTGAAGCCTGGATTCGCTGGCAGGGGATTGCCAGCCCGGAACAACCAAAACTACCGGAAGGGCAGGAAGCGCCAGAGGTGCCAGAACTGACCCCTTCAGAACGCGCGTTCCGCACGATGCGGGCAGATGTCACACTCTTCATTGATATTCTGCTGGATACCGACCTGCAGTACGTTTTCACCGTCAACGATACCGAACAGGTTGAAGCAATTTATGGGCCTGTCCATTCCCGGTTGCTGAAACAGGCGCTTGATCTCATTCGTGATGCGGATGATGCCAAAGCAAAGTAAAAATGCCTGGCATGCAGTTCCTGATGGCGCTGGCGCTCCGGATGGGCCGCACGCTGGGCGAACTGCGACAAACCATGACGGTCGGCGAATTCAGGATGTGGGCTGAATACGACCGTATCAGCCCGATCGGTGATATCCGTGGCGATATTCTCAATGCTCAGCTGGTTTCAGCGATGTACGGTGCGCAGGGCGGTAAAGTCACCATTGAAGACGCACAGATTCAGTGGAGCGCAGAAGAGGAAGTGGCAAGCGACAGCGGCGATCCCTTTGCAGGCTTAGAAGCCGCTTTGTTCGCGGCTTCTCAGTGACAATACATGCGTGACGGTTTAGGATATCGCCAAATACATGGGGAGGCGTTATGGAACCGTTATTCGTAGTCTTTGGTGTTTTTGGTTGGCTAATTAATATTATTATTGTTTTTTATTTGATTCGTTTTAGTGTAAGAGCTAATGATCAGGTAGCAGCCTTGCAGGAAATAAATAAAAAGCAAGATGCACAAATTGATTTGTTAATACAAATAGCCCATCAAAATAAAAACACTTAAACTAAAGCCCCGCAAACGCGGGGTGTTTTATTAGGTGATGTATGGCTACTCTCCGTGAGTTAATTATAAAAGTATCTGCTAATTCTCAATCGTTTCAGACTGAAATATCTCGCGCCTCTAGAATGGGCAATGATTATTATAAGGTAATGCAATCAGGTGGTCGCCAAGCAGCAGCGGCCTCAAGAGAAACAAAAAGAGCTATTTCTGAGTTAACAAATCAAATGAACTCGGCAAAATCATCTGCCATTGGAATGGCTGGGGCTTTTGCGGGCGCATTTGCTACCGGGCATCTGATAAACCTCGCCGATGAATGGAGTTCTGTTAATGCAAGGCTGAAACAAGCCTCGCAATCTACTGATGACTTCAAAACGTCTCAAAATGCTTTAATGGAAATTAGTCAGAGGACAGGTACAGCCTTCTCTGATAACGCAGCTTTATTTTCGCGCTCAGCTGCATCTATGAGAGAATATGGGTATAGTTCGCAGGAAGTACTGAAAGTTACAGAAGCAATATCAACTGGATTAAAGCTATCTGGAGCAAGCTCATCCGAAGCAAGTTCAGTGATTACTCAATTTAGCCAAGCGCTAGCTCAAGGAGTTCTTCGTGGTGAGGAATTCAATTCTGTAAACGAAAATGGAGATCGAGTCATCCGTGCCTTGGCTTCCGGAATGGGAGTGGCAAGAAAAGACCTAAAGGCGATGGCTGATCAAGGGCTTTTAACTTCAGATAAGGTTGTTCCTGCGTTAGTTAGTCAATTAGGTACGCTCAGGAAAGAATATGAAGCAATGCCTCAAACAGTTTCGGCTGCTACGACTAAAATCGAGAATTCATTCTTGGCTTGGGTTGGCGGAGCTAATGAAGCTACCGGAGCTACAACCACTCTTGTGGGCGTTCTCAATTCTGTGGCGAATAACATTGACACGGTTGCAACAGCAGCTGGAGCATTGGCGGCAATTGGTGGGGCTAAGTATTTGGGGGGGATGGTAGGAAATATTGGTACTCAAACAGGGAATATTCTTGATGCTAGGAAGAATGAAATAGCTTTGGCTGCTGCGCGGTCACAATCGGCTACTCAATCTCAGAGAAAAGCGGTTGCTGATGCTATTGCAGCTGAAAAGGCTTATCAATTAGCACAAAGTGAATTAGAATTAGCCAAAAATACTAATGCTGAAGCTACAGCAACTCAGAATGCAATTTCAAAGCGCCGTGCGATGATAACGGCTAATGCTGCTTTAGTACAATCAAATATAACCGTTAGGGCTTCTCAAGAGGCGCTTAATAAAACCACCTCTGCTTTAGGATTAGTAAAAAACGGGGCGGCCGGACTACTTTCTTTAGTCGGCGGTATCCCCGGTGTTTTGATGTTAGGTGCTGGAGCATGGTATACGATTTACCAACGTCAAGAGCAAGCTCGCGCATCGGCTGTGCAATATGCTGATACTTTGGATCAAGTAAGAGACAGTCTTAAATCTATGTCTCAGACACAAATATCAGCTAATTTGGGGCAAGCAAATCTCTCCATTGATGCTCAAGATTATAATATTGATAAACAGAAACAGAAGGTAGCGGAGCTTTCTAATCAACTTTATAACGCCAGACAGGCCGCTAAGGCAGCTACTGAAGGAACCTGGCTATATAACGATGCAACTGAAAAAGCAGGAATTTTTGCTTCTGAATTAGCCGTTGAAGAAGGCAAACTTGAATTAATGCTCAAAAAACGCCAGCAGACGCAAGATTTAATTACTGATATTACAAATGCAGCAATTAGTAAAACAGTTGAAATGACAGGCGCTGTTAGTTCTCTGGCAGATATGTACGACAGGCTTAATAAAGTTACTCGGCAAGCTGTCTTAGCAACCCAGGCTTATCAAGGCCCTGTCCTGCCCGGACTTGATTCTAAGCAACAATCCGCAATGGATAGAGCAAAGCAGCAGGCAGAACTTGCTGGTTTGAGCGGAGTTGAGCGAGCAAGGCGACAGGCCCAATTCGAAGCTTCAGACTTAAATCTTCCGGCAGGGCAATACGAGAAATATATAAATTATGCTGTTGATAGTGAGAGGAAGCTTCAGGAATTACGTGACTCCAATAAGAAAAGCCGAGGTAAAAGCCAGGAAGAAAAAACGGAAGATACATATACCCGCATTGTTAAACAACAAGAAGAACAGATTGCACTCGCCGGACAAAGCAATGAACTGGCAAAAATAAAATATCAGATAGTTCAGGGGGAGTTATCCTCACTCGATCAAGCTAAAAAAGAAACCCTTCTGCACAATGCTGCGCTTATCGATCAGAAAAACATTGCTGAACAGTTAAAAACGTTCCGTGAGGGGCTCGCTGACAGCAACGCTGCTGCGCGTGATCGAGGGGATATTGATTTTCTTGGTGCCGGGATGGGGGATAAGGCCCGCGACCGCATGAAGGAAATGGCGGATATTCGCACTGATTTTCTCAAACAGCAGCGGGACCTGCAGCGGGATTTCAGCAAAGGTCAGATTTCTGAGGACCTGTACAAACAGCAAACGGAAGCGCTACAGGCGGCGCTTACTGAACGGCTCCAGATTCAGGAGGACTACTACAAGAAAACCGATGAACAGCAGTCAGACTGGCGGGCGGGGATCAGCGATTCACTGATGAACTACGCCGATCAGGCTGCTGACCTCAGTTCAATGGCTGCCACCGCAACCAGCGAAATTCTGGATGCCACCACTAACTCTATCTCCAACAACATGACCAGCGTCCTGACTGGGGCGACTTCGTTCAAAGAGGGGATGTCGAATATCTTCAGCTCTCTGGGGGAAACGGTGATTAAGACGCTGATCCAGATGGCAACACAGGCATTAATCACCAAAGCGATTATGGCGTCGTTCGGCGGTGGGGCTGGTGGAATGTTCGGGAGTCTTCTTGGCGGAGGTGGGGGAGGTGGCAGCACCGGGACGGCCATTCAGAGCGCTGGCGCTAATTTTTCGTTTAATGCTCTGGGTGGTGTCTACGATTCGCCTTCACTTTCCGCATACAGCGGCGGTGTATACAGCACTCCGCAGTATTTTGCGTTTGCAAAAGGGGCTGGTGTATTCGGTGAAGCTGGGCCAGAAGCCATCATGCCGCTAACCCGTAGTGCTGATGGTTCGCTGGGGGTTCGTGCTGTAGGTCGTGAGTCCCCTGCGGTACAGAGCGCAGCAAGCCAGATTCAGGCACAGCCACGGATTGCTGTCAGCGTGGACGCACGAAGCACGTTCACCGGCAAACCCGATGACATAACGATGCAGGCTGTAGAGCGAAGAAATGATGCTCTTGAACAGCGGATAGTTAACACCTTAACCGCCGAGGTAAATAACCCACAGAAGAAATTCGGCCGGGCTATTTACTCCAATCTACAGCCAAAAAAACCACGATAAACCAGCCCGGAGGGAAAGTTAATGGCGGATATTATCTATCCGGATGAGTACCTGCCTATGCCGCTGATGGACGGGTACGGTTTTAAGCCCATATCACCGATACTGCGAACGGAAATGACGTCCGGTCGCGCTCAGCAGCGAAGGCGATACACCTCAACACCGACCCAGGCATCAGTTAAATGGATTTTTAAAACTGATGCGCTGGCGCAGGTATTTGAGGCTTTTTTCAGGGATGCGCTTAAAGATGGCCAGTCATGGTTCTATCTGAAACTCCAGACCCCCATCGGGGTAAAGCCCTATAAAGCCAGGTTCGTGGATATTTACGAAGGGCCGACGCTGGTTGCGCCAAAATACTGGCAGTACAGCGCAACGCTGGAATTATGGGAGCGTCCGTTACCGCCTTCAGGCTGGGGAAATTATCCGGAATGGCTGGCGGGCCAGTCGTTACTGGATATTGCGCTAAACAGAGAGTGGCCGAAGCATGACAATTCTTGAGCGATTATATGCCAGCAGCGGATCGGAGGTTATTCACGACACGCTGCAGATTTCGGCAGGCGATGATAACTACTGGCTAACCAGTGGCTGGGATGACGTTTCCGTGATGCTGGAAAATGGTCAGCCGGCGACGTTTGAAGCCAGCGCGATAGATATCGCCTTACCAGCCAGGAACGCCGACGGGACACAGGATTTAAAGTTTGCTATCAGCAATATTGACGGAAGGGTTTCTGAGGCGATCGATAAAATCCTGAATGAAATGAAATCAGCCACGCTGACATTTCGGCGGTACATTTCATCCGATCTGTCTTCCCCGGCATCATCACCGTATACGCTCGATATCAAATCCGGCTCATGGACCCCGACAGCAGTGCAGGTCACGGCGGGCTATATGAATATCCTTAAAACAGCCTGGCCCCGTAAACGTTACAACCTCGCAGAGCATCCTGGCTTGCGTTACTAATCTGAGGAAAACATGTTTAACGCTGATAAATACCGTTCAGTCAGCTGGCTGAAAGGCGGCCGCGTATACCCGCAACTCGACTGTTTTGGCATTGTGAATGAAATCCGGCGCGATCTGAAATTACCCCTCTGGCCCGATTTCGCCGGAGTGACCAAAGACGGGGGAGGCCTCGACCGGGAGGCGAGAAGGTTGATGCTTTCCCTGCAACGCTGCGAGCCCTGCGAAGGGGCTGGCGTGGCCTGCTATTCCGGCTCAACGGTTACCCATGTCGGGATCGTTGTCATGCTCGATAACCAGCTGCAGGTCGCGGAATGTAATCCAGGATCGGGGGTTACGTTTCTGCCACTGGCGCGATTCATACGACGGTTTAACCGCGTGGAGTTCTGGCAATGACGATAAAGTTTTATCCGTCCCGGCTGCCGGGTGAACCCCTTGAGACGCACGAGCATGGTGTGCTGACGCTGCATGAGTGGATGTGCAGGAATGTCCCGAGCTATTCTCAGGACAGAAAGCATCCTGTTGCTGTCGAACTGGACGGCCGGGCTGTTCCACCTGCGGAATGGCCACTATGTTTGCTGCGGCCAGACAGCGATGTGCGGATTTACCCGATCCCGTATGGAACCGGCCTGGAAATCGCCGTGTGGGTATCGGTTGCCGTATCTATTGCCTCTACGGCCTATGCGCTGTTTTTCGCCCCGAAACCAGAGCTGGGCGGGTTTTCGTCAGGCAATTCAGCATCACTGGACCTGAACCCGGCAAAAGCGAATACAGCTAAACTTGGCGATCCTGTTCGCGAGGTCTTCGGAAGAAACAGAATTTATCCGGATTACCTGGTGCAGCCGGTCACTCGCTTTGACCCCAATAATCCCACCCGGATGACGGTCGAAATGTTTGTCTGCCTCGGGTATGGACGTTTCTCTTACACCGGCGGTGATTTTCGGGTGGGTGAAACTCCTGCTCTGCCGTTAGGCGATGGCTTTTCTTATACCAGCTATGGGCCGGGCGATGACGTGGCGGGTGACCGTCGCAGTGAGATCTGGTTCAACTCAACGGAAGTCGGGGGAACGTCAAGCGGGTCAGGTCTGGATATGGCTCAGACTGCCCCTGAAGCCAGTGATATCGTTGCTGATGCCATGACCGTCAGCGGCGCCTCAGTCTCGTTTTCAGGTCTCGATGTCGATGATGACAACGATGATGATGAAGATGAGAACAAGCTGCCTCCTGGCTGGATTGAGGGTGCAATTGTCACTCTGAAAGCGCCGGTGAATTATCAGGTATCGATTGAGGATGGTTTTAACGTTCTGACAGGTGACGCCGTCGAAGAAGTGGCGCCATATAATGGTATGCCTGTAACGCTGACGTTTAGCGGTACCGATTATGATCTGCAGATTGCCACGTATACCCCTCACCAGGACGCCGTTCCGGGAACGGGTGGATCGACTGCAGCATTGCGCGCCAGTGCGTCGCCAGCCACGTATGATTTTACGACAACCAGCCAGACGTTTGCTCTGACCTGGCAGGGCGTCACCTATACCCTGTCCCTGGTTGCTGACTACGGCACAATGTCCGGTTTGCTGGCGGCGATTAACAGCGGGCTCACCGGATCGGGGTTGATTGCTCAGGATGACGGCGGCGTGATTCGTATCGTGGAAATCTCCAGCCCGTGGCGTGGCGGTTCCATTACGTCATCATTCCTGCCCGCGTCAGTTTTTGGCGACAGCCCTGTGTTTACTGCCGGTACAGCATCCAGTGGCGGAAGCCCGGCGGTCACAGCCAGTGTCAGGCTGGCATACGATTCCGGTACCGCATTTTCTGGCCTGCCGGACGGCACACAGCGGATTTCCCTGGCTCACCGTGGCAACGAATACCAGATAGCGTCGACTGACGGACCGTCTGCGACCGTACAGAGAGTGGTCAATGGTGTCGTTGATAATACCTGGGCAGGTTTCCTCACCCGTACCGTCGTGGATTTTTCCGCATCTGGTATTAACGATAATGAAACCTGGCTGGGTCCATTTCTGGCCTGCCCGCAAAACGAGGTTATTGATGCCTTTGAAATCAACTTTGCTTTCCCAAACGGAATTTGCGGATTCCAGAACAACGGGAATAAGCGGGTTCGCCATGTCGAGTATGAAATCCAGTACCGCATTTATGGTTCCGGATCAGGATGGACGAGTAAGCAGGGGGTATACGCGCTTAAAAACGTTAATGGCCTCGGTTTTACAGAGCGTTTTGATCTGTCTTCTCCCGGGCTGGTGGAGGTTCGATGTCGCCGCCGCAACGAGCAGGGGAGCAACAACGCGAGAGACAGCATGTTCTGGCAGGCGCTCAGAGGTCGTTTGCTTTCCCGTCCGACCTCATACGCAGGGATATCAACAATAGGGATCACGGTTGAAACCGGCGGCCAGCTGGCGGCGCAGTCAGACAAGCGTGTGAGTGTTGTCGCGACGCGAAACTATGATGGCGGTGGTGACAGGACAATCAGCGGGGCATTCCTGCATCTGGCCCGCAGTCTGGGTTATCGCGACGATCAGATCGACATTTCCACAATCAACATGCTTGAGGCTAATTACTGGACGCCACGAGGCGAGTATTTTGACCATCAGGCAAGCAGTGACAGCACGTCCGCAAAGGATATTTTCGACAAGATTGCTGAAGCAGGCATGGGGTATTTTCTGCTGTCTGACGGCTTACTTTCCGTCGGGCGTGAAGGGGTCAAAAGCTGGACCGGAATCATCACCCCCCAGGATACTGTCGAGGAAATGCAGACATCATTCAGGGTGCCTTCGGAGGACGATTTTGATGGTGTGGATGTGAAATACATCAATCCCGTGACCTGGGCGGAGGAGACCGTACAGTGCCGGACGCCTGAAAATCCGTTCCCCCGGAAAACGGAGGCTTACACTATCGATGTCGTCATGACTGCGGATCGTGCCTGGCGTATCGGGATGCGCCGGTTAATGAAATATCTCCATCAACGCCGGACGTATACGGCTACAACAGCAATGCTGGGATGGTGCCATGATTTTGGTGACCACATCATTTTGTCAGATGATATTCGAACCGGGAAAACCCAAAGTTGCCTGATTGACGCAATGACATACGACTTTCAGGAAATAACGTTACATGTCACCGAGCCTCTGGACTGGAGCTATACAAATCCCCGGTGCTGGATACAGTTTCAGAACAGTCGTCCATCGTCACGGATGCTGACGCCGCAGCGGATAGATGATTTCACTCTTACCATACCTTACAACGACGATCTGCACCCGGAAGACTGGATTATGGACGACCCTGATATTGATCTACCGCGTTTGCTGTTCTGCGACAGTGAAAAAGGTGCCCGGCATGGGATAGTCCAGGAGGTCGCCCCCTCCGGTGACAGCAACTGTCAGATTACCGCGCCGGAATATAAAGAAATTTTCTACGCCTACGACGACGCTATCTACCCCGGCGACGTCTCGTAATACCCCATAAAAACCCCTTATTAACTCTTTTCGCTCAAACCCTCGTTTGCGCGAACGCCTTTTTTGGAGCAAAAAACATGGCCTTTGATCCGCCACTTGGGAGCACTTCGCCCGC